TACTGACAAATCCGTTTTAGGTAAGCTCTATTGTAATGCAGAATTTATTGCACATACTTTGGAATTACCTTGGAAAGATAATCAAAAAAACATATCTTGCATACCTAATGGGCAGTATAGCTGTAAGATTAGATTAGCTAGAGAGAGTGCTACAAGAGATTATGTACATCTACAAGTTAAAGATGTACACAACAGAAGTTTTGTGCTTTTCCATAGAGGAAATTACCCTTCTGATAGTAAAGGATGTATATTGACAGGGACTCATAGAGCTCAAGTTCCTGATAAGATTTTAGAAAGTAAAATAGCTCACAGTTACTTAATGGATTATATTTTAAGTAATAAATTAAGTAAAGAAATAAATTTAATAATTAAAAACAGATAAAATGAAAAATTGGTTAATTTTAACAATGATGAAAAGTAAGAAATTTTGGTATGCAATTGGTGCTGTAGTAGTTCCTGCTCTAGTAACTTATCTAGGTGTAGATGAGCAAACAGCTACAAATCTTTACCAATCTATTTTGGTTCTAATTTTAGGACAAGGAATTGCTGATATATCAAAAAAATAATATATCTTTGTAGTCCTTCTTTGATTGTGTCATAGTTGGATAGTTAGTAGTTAAGAATGGGGAGTTAATAACTCCTCATTTTTTTTATATATACAGTTGCTTTTTTAGTATATTTGTGTATGACAAAAGAATATGGAAAAAGATTAAGACTCACTCCTGATGAAGAAGATTTAATTCATCAGCACAGAGCAGAAACAATAGACAACCTAAATAACAACTCATCACTAGACACTCACTTACTAGAAAGAGGCATAGACAAGAAAGATGTAGTAAGCGTAAAACATTGGCAGTCAGCTAGTGGGGAGTACAGATTTTCAATAGTAACAAAAGAAGATTACGGACTAGACCAACAACAACTCTTTAGCGATATAAATAGTTTTATAGAAGGTTACTCTCCTGAGTACGAACCTATTGAAAGGGAACAGGGAGACCATCTTTTAGTTGTAAATCCTGCCGATATACATATAGGTAAGTATGCAAGTGAAACCGAAACAGGAGAGTCTTATGACTGTGAAACTGCTGTTATGAGAGTTGTAGAGGGGGTACAGGGATTAATGGATAAATCTGCAGGGTTTAAGATAGACAGGGTTTTATTCTGTATTGGTAATGATGTACTTCATATAGATAATGTATATAATACTACAACTAAAGGAACCCATCAGGATACCGATGGAAAGTGGTGGGAACATTATGAGATAGCTTTAATGCTTTATGTTAAGGTTATAGAAATGCTTAGAACTGTGGCTCCTGTAGATGTGTTACACTCTATGAGTAATCACGACTATCAAAGTGGATTTCATTTAGCACACACATTAAAATCTTGGTTCAGAAAAGCAGAAGATGTAAAATTTGATATTAGTGTAGCACATAGAAAATATTATAAATATGGAAAAAATCTTATAGGGCTAGAGCATGGAGATGGTGCCAAAATGGATAAATTACCTTTACTTATGGCTCAGGAAAGACCTCTCTTATGGTCAGAAACAACTCATAGGTATTGGTATTTACATCATTTACATCACAAAGTAAAACACAAATGGCTAGATGCTAAAGATTTTATTGGCGTAACTGTAGAATATATGAGAAGCCCTTCTGCTGCTGATAGTTGGCACTCAAGAAAAGGTTTCTGTGGTGCAGCAAAAGCCTGCGAAGCATTCTTGCACGATAGAGAAAGTGGTCAGGTGGCAAGACTAACTCATTATTTTTAGTGGTAGTTATTTGGCCTTCATAAATTAAACCCTTTAATAACCCTTTCTATAGGGTATTATATACCTTTAAAGATAAAGATAAGGATAAAGATAAAGATAAAGACTAGGTTAAATATCATCTTTTATAACATTATTTTAAAAAAACATTATAAATATTTTGGTGGTTTAATAAATTAATTGTTTATTTGCATAGAATTTAACTAACTACTAACTAAACTATTTTAAAATGAAAACAAAAGAATTTACAATAAAAAAAGAATACGAAAGCATAGCAGTATTGCAAAATAATATGTTTAGAACTTTAAAAAATTGTTTCAAAACTTTTAAGCATAGATGCGAAAACAAAGAAATGTTAGCTCCTGAAAAATTCGCTGAGGTGTTTCAATGGAAAGAAAACAAAGAAACCAAAAAAATAGAGATAATATTTGTATATCATTATATTGGAAGCAAATTAGTAAAAACAGGAAACGGAACTTATGAAGATAAAGAAAATCAAATTTGCAAAACTTATATAACATCTTCTTTTCCTTTTGTTTTTGGGTTAAATTGGGACATACAACAACCTTTTTTAATAATGGAAGAAATGTATATTAATAAATTAAACACTCAAATACTAAACAAAATAAATTTAACTAACTAACTAACTAACTAACTAACTAACTAACTAACTAACTATGGCAGATTGGATAAATGACTTATTTGAAGTTAAAGAAATAGAAGTTGAGTTGCGACCCCAACTACTACAACACCCCAACATTCCAAAACCCCTGCATGGACTTGCTCCAAGAGTAATAAAAGGGCAAGATTGGTGGGATGAAACAAGGCAAGATGCTTACGCTTCAACTAATTATCATTGTTTGGCTTGTGGTGTGCATAAAGAAAAAGCTAAATATCATAATTGGCTAGAAGCACACGAAGATTATGATATAAATTATAGAACAGGCGAAGTAAATATTAAACAGATAATACCCTTATGCCACAGTTGCCATAACTTTATACACTCAGGCAGATTAAGTGTTACGGCAGAGAGATATAAAATTATTGATATATTAAAACATGGATTTAAAATACTAGAAGATAATAATTTAGATGTATCTCAAGCCACATATATGATTGCTGAGCAGGTAGGGGTTAAACATAATTCTAAAGTAATATATTGTGGTATTACTGAAGATGAAATGTGTGTTTGGAGTGAATGGCATTTAGTATTAGATGGAGAGAAACACTACAGTAAATTCAAGGACTTTGAAGATTGGAAAAATTTTTATAAAAACTAATTATTAACTAAAAACTATAACAAAATGGGAAAGATGAAAGAACAATTTATGAAAGAACGAGAATCAACAGTTAACGCAATGCACGACATTGCACAGCAACCGAGTATTAATCAAAACAATTTAAAAGTGAAAAAAGTAGAAAAAGTAGAAGAAGCAACTATGGTAAAAGAAACCAGAAAAGAAAAACTTAGGAGATTATTTATAGAGAATGGCTTATCTGAGGAGGATGTCTATAAAGACCCTAGAGGTTTTGCGTGTATAAAAAGGGAAGGAATTGATAAGATTGTTGCTACACAAAACATACAAGTAGCATACGAGCCTATAAAAATGGAAAGAGAAATTGACCCTGAAACAAAAAAAGTAACAGTTTGGGTAGTTCAGAGGGTTACTGCTAGTATGAGAGTAGGAACAGGAGAGCATGATATTAGAAATGTGATGACTTTTGGAGAGGCAAGTGATGACAACTTAGTGGGAGGAGGTAAAAAGTTTCCTGTTGCCATGGCAGAAAAAAGAGGGATGAGTAGAGCTGTTTTAAAAATTTGTGGACTGTATGCAGAAGGGATTAAGGGCGAAGATGAGATGGATAACTAATGAGTGATTGGATGGATGAGGTTCTTGATGGCAAACCATTAGAAGCAGAGATGTGGAAGATAGGATACATTGAGAACCTCTTACACCGAACAGCAATAAGTTCTACTGAGCAAGAACGCATCATAAGCTCTTTAAACGAACTAACAGATATAGATGCAGACGAAATTATTATAAAAATAAAAGAATATGAAATTAAAACCGACCCAAGAGAACAGTATAAACAAATGCACAGAAACGGAATGTTTGATGATAAGTGTATATAAGAATCACAGCAGAGCATTCTTTTATACTATATGGAATGGAGATAACTTTTTAGGAGAAGTAGTAGAGGATGATATTATGAAACTACTAGGTAGTGAGGTTAAGAAATTCTATTCTGAAAACAAGGTAAATTTTTTAGTACCTACAAACCTAATTAAAAACTTAGTTCGCAAACCAAAATATTATTAACATGAAAAATGATTATGAGAAGGTAAGAACTTCAAGAAATGAACTTGAAGCAATCTTAAGAATACGAGGGATTTCCAAACAAAGTTTTGGAAGAATATTAAACATTAAAGGGTCAACTATTGAGAAGTATTTAGACAATCCATATTTCCTTAGATATTATCAAATGCAAAGACTTGCACAATTTCTAAATATAGATGTTAAAGATGTGATAGATATTATAGAGGTTGATTTAAAAGATGATATTATTGTAGTGGAAGGAGAGGAAAATTTTCACGCAGTAGAATCATTAAATAAGCAGAAAACTAATGAATAGATACAAGCTAGAGTTTACGACAGAAAGAGACGAGAAGATTATAAAAGAGATATGCTCTAGGTATAATGTTAGATGGTCTTCTATACTGTCAAAGAACAGAATAAGATGTGTAATAGACGCTAGGAGGCTTTATTGTGGTATATTAAGAAATGTTTTTGGATTAACATTTCAATCTATAGGAACGATACTTAATAAAAACCACGCAACAATAGTTCATAATCTTAAAATGCACGATAACTTTATAAGCGTCTTAAAATCTTATAAAAAAAATTATAAAGAAATAGAATCTATGTTTTATTTAAGTGAAAATTATTATGAGCATGAGCTTCTATCAGTTGAAAGAAAAATGGACTTATTGGCCGCAAGGCTTAATAATTTAATAGAAAAGAAAAACGAGTATAAATTAAAAATTAAAAAACAAAAAAATGGCAGAAAAAAATTATGTAGCAAGTAGTATCAAAAAAGTAACTACGCAATATGGAGAATTATTTAACGCAAGTTTTAAAGTAGATGACTTGCAGAAAATCTCAAAAAGAGGATGGGTAAATATTACAATAGCAGAACGAAGAGAACCTTCTGAAAAGGGAGCTACTCATTATGCTTATGAGAATACTTATGAACCACCAAAAGAAGTAACATCTGATAAGGTAAAAGAAGAAGATGACTTACCGTTCTAATAATGATAGGGGGTGAAATTCCCCCTATATTACTAACTATAAAACAAAACACAATGGCAAAAAGAATGACAGACACAGATAAATGGAAAAAAGGATTTATAAGAGGCTTAAATTCTAAATATAAATTATTATGGCTATACATATTAGATGACTGCGACCATGCAGGAGTATGGGAAACAGATTTTGAAGTAGCCTCTATAAGGATAGGAAGTAAGATAACAGAAGTTGAGGCCTCAATTGCTTTATCTGGTCAAATTAAAATATTTGATGAGGGAAATAAATGGTTTATTCCAAAATTTATTGATTTCCAATATGGAACCCTTAATGAAAACTCTAGAGTACATCAGTCTGTAATAAAGATAATTGAAAAGTATGACTTATATAATATTAAAAGTATTAAGCCAACACTTAAAGAAACAGTTAAGAAGCCTGTTATAAAGCGTTTTAAGGAACCAACTTTAGAAGAGGTAGCATCATACTGCAAAGAAAGAAACAACACAGTAGATGCTGTTAAATTCATTAATCATTATTCTAGCAATGGCTTCATGGTTGGTAAGAATAAGATGAAAGATTGGAGGGCTTGTGTTAGGACTTGGGAGTCTAACACTATTAAAGACAATAAAGGTAGGAAACAATTAGCTAATAAAGATTATAATAAATTTTAATATGAGAACTCTAAAAGAAACACTTAATAATGCAACTCATATAAAAGTAAGGGATTATCAGAGGTATAGCTTTGGCTCTTTTGATGAGTGTAAAAAATTATTTAAAGAAGCATTTATGCTTGTGGATAAAACGATTACTGAGTATAAACATCTGGACGAATATAATCATGTAATAAGTTGGTTGTCAGACACTAAGGGTAAGGGTTTGTTTTTGATTGGAAACTGTGGTAGAGGAAAATCTGTAATACTTACAGGTGTTCTGCCTTTAATCTTTAATGCTAAGAAAGCCAAGATACTCCGACCTATACCTGCTAGGAAACTACATGCTGTTAAAGAATATAAAACCCCATTCATTGTTATTGATGATAGAGGTACTGAAGAAGTTATTAACGA